CATCCGGGAAAGCATCAGTCCAATTATTATTGGGAGCATCGTAAAGCCCAATAATACGAACAGCTAAGGTTGCGGTGGTGGCAGCGTCTGCATCAACAGTCATCTTGCTTTGCTTACTCAAGTCGAGCGTATTGACCGCTGTAATGTTCGTCAGAGCAGAGTTTAACCCCTGATCCGTTGCAACCATTGCAGCATCTGCCTGTACCTTGAATATAGCGCGAGGATTGTCCCAGACATAAACCTGAACGTCAGAATGCCCAGAGCCAGTCATAGCACTAGCTACAAGGTGGTTTGAAAAAGTAAGTGCTCCCGTGGTGCCGTCTACATAACGAAACCCGCAAGCAATACCTATGGGAGTGTTGGTTGCCGAAAACGTAGTCGTTGGGGTCGCCGCAATAGCGGTTGTAACACCAGAGCCAAAATGAACAGGTTGCCCTGCAAAAATAGCATTGGTGTTATTTGATCCCAACGGATACATGGTCTGACCACTGGTATTATACCCTTGACCAAGTATTCCGACTTGAACCATCCCATAAGGCGCTTCTACTGAACCAGCCATGATTCAATTTCTCCTTACGAAAAATGGAGAGCTATTGCCCTCCGTTGCCAAAGTCAACCCGCGTCTTCCTCTCTGGTTTTAGAAGAGGCATACGAGGGTCCTGTTCCCGCATGAAATTAGAATCGACCGCTGACATTTGATTGTCAGCTAAATCTCTGTAGTACTTGGCTCGCTTTTCATTTTCCTCTTTTGGCGTTTTGCAAAGAAGCAATCCACCAACTTCAATGTTTCCATCCGATCCAAAACGTGAGTCCACATCCGATTGGATGCAAAGCTCAGGATGATCTTCGGCCCGACAGGGAACCCAACCACCACGAAACATTTTAGAGACATTTGTATTATCAGCATTACCAAGTACAGAAGTGCGCACCCACCTAAAGACCCATCCCTCTTGCGGGTGGGGATTGGGCAAGATCGAAGGGGGAACCCATCCTGTTTCTGTGCGCGACTTTAACTCGCGTGTTTCATGCTCTCGTCTAGTCCGAGGGTCATCTACCATGCGCCATATCCTTTGCTACTTGATTAGCATACTGCTCCGCTGTCAGACCAAGTTTCTTGGCGAGATCAACTTGATTTTTAGTCAACGAAACCTTGCGTGGAGCTTTGCCTGCTCTTGTTGCAGGAGCTACCACGGACTTACGTGCCGCCTCCTCGCGGGGAGGTTCAGCGCCGTCGAAGTGATCAGGAAAAACTTGCCTCACCCTTTCGTCTATACGCTGATAGTATTCTTCAGACTGCGGGGAAACCCGCTCGTCAACTACCAGTTTTTCGTGCAGACCATAAGCAAACGAAGTCATTTCTTTATCCTGACCAAACCACGGATTATCTCGTAACCACTCAATGGCACGAGGGTCTGGTGGTGGAGTATACTCTGGTTGTTGCGGTTGGGCAACAGGGGAGTTCTCCCTCTCTACAGGGCGCATCTCTTCTACGCTCCGTCGAGAATACTGTGCGTCATTAACACGCTTCTGCGCTTCTATGATACGATCCGTATCTCCCGCATCATACGCTTCCCTAAAATCTTTCTCAGCCATCTGAAGCTCACTGTCCGTCTTTGCTTCAGTAGCTTTAAACAAGGCCTCATTTCCTTTTCGCAACAGGCCTTTCAGTTCGCGGTTCTCCTGCACGATACGTTGTGCATGGGCCACCGCTTCTTGGTTCTGCCGCTCTGCCGTCTCTCTGGCGCGGCGCTGCTCGTGAAACTCGTACTTCAAACGCTTAATGCGTTTTTGCACACGATCCGAATACTGCCCGATCTCATCTTCTGAGATATCAAAATCTGCTGCTGCCTCCTGATCACGAGGGGCAACTTGATCTTCTGTTGGCGTATCGTCCACTACTTCAACTTCTATGTCGCTTTCGGCTACGACCTCTGCCGCTTGTTCTTCAGCCATTACGCCCTCGTATATCCACGCGGATCATCAACAACAGCTTCAACACCGTCATCATTAATCAGCCTAAACTCTTTGCCATGTATCTTGATACGTGTCCCTTGAAAGGCGCGGAAAAGAATAAAGTCTCCTTCTTTGCACCAAGGTCCTGACGGAAATCGTTTCTCGTCCTTGTACGCATCTGGTCCCATCTTAATTACGAACCCGACAATACTGGCAACAGACTCTGTTTCCATGGCGTAATCTGTTTTATAAATACCTCCAGTTGTTTTTTCTTCAACTTCGGGCATGCCAATCAACAACCTGTACCCCTTGGGTTCAGGAAGCTGAGAGGGCTTTTCCTTCTTTAACTCAACAACTTCAGACATTGTTTTCCTCATTATGCGTTGCTTTCAAAAGGGGCAACGGTTCCCTTTGCGCTACTCCTCTTCCTCTTCAACTTTAACAAGGTCAAGAAGCTCACGTTCTGCGAGAGCTATTCCGTCAATGCGGCCTACCATTCTTTGGTACTCCGAGAAATCTTTTGCGCCTCCTGTTGCAATATGATCTGCGCCCTCATTCATGTAATCACGAAGGCGCTTCTGCAACAGAGCAGCGAGATCTTGCACGTCTCTCATTAAGAGGCGCTCTTGTTAATCTTTGCCCAGTATTTTTTGGCTTGGTCGGGATACATACGATCTCCCTCAAGCGTAACCAAAGGAACAACATTGTCTTTTTTCTTTGGCGTAGATTTTGTCTCTACACCGCCCACCGAAACAAACGCTTCGTTAACATCTGGGGTAGACGGGTCATCAGCTTTATAATGACCCTTTGTTGTTCTTGCTCTTTTACGAGCCGCCTGTTTTGCCATTACTCTTTCCTTCCTTCGTTATTTAAAACCGCCTTGGCAATCTCAACACCAAGACGTGCTCCCTCCATTTTTTCTTTCTCTGCCAACTGCGCTCCTTCAATTTCACCCTCAAGAACTTCGCTGGCAATCTTTGCTCCAATTTGCGCACCAGTAATACGCTCATTGGATTCTATTCTATCCCGCTCACGAGCATCCAACATTTCGGCCTTGTCCATTTCCACATCAGCTTTTAACTGATCCGCCTGAGCTTTGCGCTCAACTTCCATACGACGAATGTTAAGCTCTTCCTGAGCCTGCTGAACAATAGGATCTTGCGCCTGCTCCATTGCTTTTTGTTGTTGGGCCTCAGCCTGATCTTTCTGCAACAGCTTGGTAGAAGCCTGAGCCAGAAGCATAGCCAGTTCTTTTTCCACGTCACGAGGCAGAGGCTCACCTTCAGGAGGCAACGGCACACCCATCTGCTGCTCAATCTCGTTACGGTATTCAAACGCCAGATGCTCACGTATGTGCGTTTCTGCCGCCGCCTGTATAGCTCCTGCCTGAGGGGACTGGGAAACAAGCTGCATAATCTTGGGGTCCTGCAACGCATTCATGTGAACAGTAATATGCGCCTTGTGGTCCTGATAAGAGAACGCTTTTACAGGCTTGCCGTTAATAATGTTTTCATTTTCCGTTACGGGATCTGTGGGTTTAATATCGTCCTTGTCAGGAACAATCTTGTCTACGTCCTGCAATCCCATTGTCATCAGCATCTGACGATGCAACTCAGGCAAGTCATACATTTGAGGAGCTTGAGCCGCCAGTTGTAACGCTGCCTGATACTGCATAACCCGTTGCGCCATTGTTGTCGCATTCGGATCAGACACGGGTATAATGTCCACACGGTCATCAAAGTCTTCCGCTCTTACCGCCCCTGTTTCGTAAGCATACTCCGCAGGAAGAAACGTCTTGATAAGACTTGCAAGGATGCCAAACTCCTTGCGCATGGACGCATGAAGCCTTGCCTGCACCGCCGACATAACCTTCATGCCGCGCTCAATAATAGCAAGCGTAGTGCCAACAGGAGCTTCGTTATTCATGTCGCTGATTTTCATATCAGCTAAAGAAGCAAACCTTCTGCCTTCCTCTACAATATTCCCCAGCAACTGGTACAGAACTGCACTGGGTTCCTTGTACGGCATGAACGTAATGTTGTCCCGGATAGCTCCTCCGGGAACATCCACATCCCTGAACTCACCGGGCATGATGGGGCTTTCGTCGCCCTTAATTCTTAGCCCCCGCGACTTAAGGCCAGCAGGAAGGTTGGATAACGTGCCTGCATCTACAAGCTGACGCAGGATAGACGTAGCAGATTTTGTCAGGCCACCGATGCAGTGGATAAGTCCGTAACCGTAAAAACCCAATGAAGGCAAATACTTATAGTGAACGAAGTGAAGCATCTTCTTTTTGTTTGGGTCGCTCTCTTCCCAGTTCCTGTAAATAGAAAGAACCGCACCCGAAGACTTGTCGATTGTAACAACATACGGAAGGGCAATGCCCGTTTCCTCTCCGTCTCTTTCGTCCTCAAAATTTACAAGGTCAAGATCAACGTGACACTCCAACAAAGTGTAACGATCATCATACTCAAAGTCAGGGCGCTCGCCCTGCAAAGAGTTATACTGCTCTTGAACTTTGGTATAATCAGGAGACGGATTGCCAAGATCAATGTCTCGGTAAAATCCAGCTACCTGTAGTTTGCGAACTTCATTCTTTGTTTTCTTCATTACGTGGGTGTAACGCCCACAACTCAAAAGATCACTGGCTCCATAAGCAACAACCATATCTTCCGCAGGAACAAACACAGCGGTAGGCCGCTCCATATCCGCATCGTAGTAAACTTTTTTAAATGCACTTCCCGCCAACGGCAAAGCAAACAACATATTTTCATGTTCGCTTCGGTAGTCAGGCATGCCTTCCGTAAGCTGGTAGTTCATTTCCGTCTGGACACGAATAGCCTGCGCTTCTTTTTCCTCTGTCAGGTCCCCGACAATCTGCGTTCTCACGGGACCCTTGGCAGGAAACGTCTCCATAATGGACTGCGCCTGAAACCGTATTACCGCTTCCGACAGCACGGGATGAAACACGCCGCAGGCTCCGGGCCATGGGGTTGTTCTTTCTTCAATTTTTAAACCAAGAAGATCCAGCCCTTTGACATACGTTTCTTCCCAGTCACTACGGGAAGCACGGTCTGCCTCAAACGCTCCCATCAGATCAGACTTGATGGAGCCGAGTTCGCTCTCAGACAGGTGCTCCGCCAGATTAGACCCATGTTCAATCATGTCTTCCATGTCAGGGTCAAAATCAATTACCATTCCACCTTCGGCGGTTTCGATGGACACAGCCTCAGGGTTGACAATCTCAATCTCTACAGCGGACTCGTCTTCGATAACTTCTCCCGCTCCTGCAAGCGCCTTGTCAATCGCCATCAATAATACTCCGCATATCTAGGCGGCATCCATTCATCTTCCTCATCGGAAGGATTGCGAATGAACCCACCCTGCCTGAACCGCATCAACGCCTGCGTTGAACTGTCCACCAGATCGTCATGGTCTCCTGCGGGAAACGCAGCAAACTCTTCAATAACTTCTTCAGCCCAGCGAGTAGCGGGAGACCACACCATCCCCGAAGCAAACATATCTGCAACAGAGTTGACGCGGGCAATCTTGTCGTTCCCTTTTGATGGGACATACTCCGAAACAGGTATCCCCATCTGCCTAAGCTCAAACACCAAGGGCATTCCCGAAGCCTTGCCCTCCACCAGAAACGCATCAGGCTCCACGTCCTGCCACATTTCAAATGCCCGCTTCTTAAGCTCAGGAAACTCCATGCGTTCTTTAAATGCGTCCAAAAGAATAATGTGCATGGCATCTTTCTCTTCGTTAAGAAAGACACCCCATGTTGTGCAGGCTGAATAGTCCGACCTTTCTGTTTTAAGAAAAGCTGTGTCCCAGCTTTGAATGACAAACTCACAGGGCGGGGGATGCTTGCCCTTCCACTCCTGCCACCACTCACGCTTGACCAGCGCCCCCTCTTCCGAGGTTGGGTCCTGCTGATACTGGGCAGACCACTTCGACAAAGGGAGTTCCGAGCGTAGTGCCTCCAACTCTTTGATGCCCCAGTATTCGGGCCACAGAGGATTACCAGAGGGCATAATCGCAGGAAGCTCAATAACTTCCCATTCATCGGACCCTGCCCGCTTCACAGAGTTATCTATAATCTTCCCCGTAAGATCCCGTTTGCTCCACCGGGTCATCACAACAATGATGGCCCCTCCGGGCTGTAGCCTCTGACGGGGACCAGATGTGTACCATTCGTACACGCGGTCAAAAACCTCAGGAT